ACGTCGCTCTTGCCTTCTTGGGTTCGACTAACGACGGACTCATCACTTGGGATGAAGGTTCTGACGTGTTCCTGGTTTCTGATGATGTCATGTTGCTTAACGCTGAGAAAATGGGCTTCCGGGAAGCGACCATCTATTTGCAATCTTCTACGTCTGGACAGCTTGATGTTGTTGGTCCTACGATTGCAATGTCTGGAAGTACGCAGGTTTCGGCCACTACGCCACACTTCCTCGTTGAAGACGTTATCTCCGAAAAGCCAGTGTTAGAAATCAAGTGTAACAATCCAGATGCGAATGCTTCTACTCTTAAGCTTCATATGACGGGTGCAACACCGGCTGACAACGACCATCTTGGTACTGTATTGTTCCAAGGCGGCAACGATGTCGGACAGGCTGTTGAGTACGCTCGAATTCGAGGTATTTCTGAAGACGTTTCAGACGGCACAGAAGACGGCAGCATAGTCTTTACCGCTATGATTGCTGGAACGGCTCGTGATGTTGTTACTATGGGCGATGGAGCAGGCATTACGCTTCCGAACGACAGCACCTACGGTACTGTCAAGGGACATTCTTTCATAACCTACTCGGATGAAACCCTTAAGACCAACATTCAACCAGTACAGAACGCCCTTGAAAAGGTTAAGAACCTCAAAGGTGTGACTTACGACTGGAAGAATGATGGAACTAGTGATATTGGTTTTATTGCTCAGGATGTTGAAAAGATTATACCTCAGATTGTTAAGTCTAACGGGAAAGAAGGTAGTTACGGGATGAACTATTCGCGCGTAACAGCACTTCTTGTCGAAGGTATTAAAGAACAGCAAGCTCAAATTGAGAAACTAAAAGATGCTCTTGCTAGCATAAATAAAAAGTAAGTTGTTCTGATTTATAATGGAAAGGCCGGCTCTTCGGAGTCGGTCTTTTCTATTTAATATAGGAGTAAGCAAATTGTCTTCAAAAAAGAAAAATAGAGATTCAATATTGGAAGTGATTAAAAGTTCAGTTTCAAACTTCTCAATAAAAGGTAATGTTTATTATGTTGGGGAAAAAGTATTTGTTGCTAATTCTGTTGTTCAGTGGTTGGCTGATAAACTAGACAACGGTGATTTTGAAAAAGAAAATGCAGATTTTTATGTCGATGCTATTAACAAATACATACGAAATGAGGTAAACTTACGTTGGGACGAAGATAGTTTGGTGATAGAAGGAAAATGAAAGAAAAAGATTGGGATTATATAGTAAAACTTGAGAGAGCAATAAAGCAAAAATATGGCGAGTTAGCTATACAAAATCCAGCTAGCTTTTGGGACGAAGAGAAAGAGAAGAAATACATTGAACAATTAAAGACTTTGTATAAAAAAGAAAACGCCCACGAAAGACAATCTGAAAAGGTTGAAATCAATGGCATTTTAATTTCCAAAAAACTACTTAATAGAGAAACAAATAGAAAATGTCCCGAATGTGAAAAATATTCTTTTAAATCTAAAGATGATGTTTATATGACAAAATTTAATTGTTGTTATGAGTGTTATCTGAAGTATGTAGAAGTATCTAAGTATTATGAACGTGCGGACTTAAAACCTCGATTGGGAGAAAATAAATGTCAAAAGTAACTTTGGAAATCATACAAGGATTAGCTCAAGCCGCGGCAAATAGTTATGACGGCGCTTTGGATGATAAGGGTGAGCCAATAAAAATTGGGCTACGTCGAGAAGTCGACAATCCAATGGTGCAAAGCAGAATGATGGATGGATTTAAAGTTCGAATCGCAGCAGACAAGTGTATAATTTCTTATCAATCAGATATAAAGCTAAAAGAAGTTTACGGAAATAATTTTAAAAACGAAATGGAAGATGTGATGTCCAAAGTAGCCTCCCATCTTAAAAAAGAATACAAGAAAATCACTGGCAAAACCCTTTCACTAACTCCTCAAGAAGAATGTGACATACTTGTTCAATCTACATCTAGAGTGCGAGTCTTCGTCACATGCAACAAAGTTTACAAACTTGGTGGACTAGAAGAAATTGCTGATAACGAAAGGCCAAGTGAAGAGAGATTTGAAGGGGCTTTCAAAAAGTTTGTAGAATTAGGAGGATGGGGTAAAAAATCGCCAAATAAAAATCAAAAAGGCGGTTAGCAATGAGCTACAATCTATCTAGAGAAGAAATTGTAAAAGAAATTGTAAAATGCGGGAAAGACCCGGAGTATTTTATAAACACATATGCTAAGATATCCCACCCTTTACACGGCTTAATACCTTTTAACACTTATCAGTTTCAAAAAGACCTTATAAGTGATTTCAATGATCATCGTTTTAATGTTGTTTTAAAAGCACGTCAGCTTGGTATCTCAACGATCACAGCTGCTTACGTTGCTTGGATGATGATGTTTCGAAGGGATAAAAATGTTCTTGTTATAGCAACAAAGTTCGGAACTGCAGCCAACTTAGTTAAAAAAGTAAAGTCAATACACAAATATTTACCAGAGTGGATGAAAATCGCTAAAATTATTATTGATAACAGAACTTCGTTTGAGCTTTCAAATGGTTCTCAAATTAAAGCGTCTTCAACTTCATCTGATGCTGGTCGTTCTGAAGCTCTCTCTTTGCTTGTTATAGACGAGGCTGCGCATGTTGAAGGGCTTGATGAGCTTTGGACCGGTTTGTATCCTACACTGTCTACTGGAGGTCGCTGTATCGCATTGTCTACTCCTAATGGTGTTGGTAACTGGTTTCATCAGATATGCATTGACGCGCTAGCTGAGAAAAATGATTTTAAAATTATGACACTTCCTTGGGACGTACACCCAGACCGCGATCAAGAGTGGTTTGAAAAAGAGACCAAGAACATGTCTCGTCGGCAAATTGCCCAAGAATTAGAATGCAACTTTAATATGTCAGGCGAAACTGTGTTTCATCCTGATGATATGTCTGGCATGAAGATTAAAATAAGAGACCCAAAGTACAGAACAGGGTTTGATAGGAATTTTTGGATTTGGGAAGAGCATTCGCCAGAATTTACATATATGCTTTCTGCAGACGTCGCAAGGGGCGACGGTAATGACTATTCGGCATTTCATATTTTTAAAATAGAGACTATGGAGTGTATTGCAGAGTACCAAGGTAAGGCGACACCAGATATATTCGCAAACCTTGTGCAGAATGCAGGAAAAGAATATGGAAATTGTATGATCGTTGTAGAAAACAACTCAGTCGGCTTCGCTGTTATAGAAAAATTAAGAGATATGGGATATCCAAATATTTTTTATTCTTATAAATCATCACATGAATACGTCGACCCCTTGATGGCAGAAACTACTAACAGTGCAGTAGCCGGTTTTACCACTTCTTCTAAAACTCGACCGCTCATCATAGCGAAAATGGAAGAATTCGTTAGAAATAAACTAATTACCGTATATTCACAAAGATTATTTAGTGAAATGGAGACATTTGTATGGCACAATGGCAAACCACAAGCTATGAAGAAGTATAATGACGACTTGATTATGTCTTGTGCTATTGGGTGTTGGGTTAAAGATATCGCATATACGGTCAACCAGAGAGATTTAAAATATAAAAAAGCTTTTTTAACTTCCATGCAAAAAACTGATAAAATGTTAAACACAGCAATACCAGGAATGACTGGATATAGAAATAGAAAAAGTCAAAAAGAACTTCAAGAAGCAAGAAAGAAGTACGAAGAATTTACTTGGTTAATAAAAGGTTAATAAAATATGGCAGATAGAAGAAAAAATCCAAAAAATGCAGATAGCAGTCTTTTTAGACAACTAACTCGATTATTTTCTGGACCAATAGTAAACTACAGAAAACAAGTCCCGCGCCAGCTTAAACGCCGGCAACTAGACCATTTTAAATTTAGATCAGCTAGCGGGCAAAACTTTAAAAAATCTGGTTATAATCCGTATGACCAGTTGCAGGCAAGATTTTTTGCTAATCAAAACAGATCAGATAGATATGTTGATTTTGATCAAATGGAATATACACCTGAGATCGCTTCTGCATTAGATATTTATGCAGATGAAATGACTACAGCAACTTCATTACGCCCCATGATGGATATTAAGTGTAATAATGAAGAAATACGCGCAGTACTAGACAATCTATATAATAATGTTCTCAATGTTCAATTTAATCTTTTTGGTTGGTGTCGAACAATGTGTAAGTATGGAGATTACTTTCTTTACTTAGATATTGACGATTCAGAAGGTGTTAAGCATGCAGTTGGATTGCCTCCAAGCGAACTTGAGCGTCTTGAAGGAGAGGATAAAACGAATCCAAATTACGTACAGTATCAATGGAACGCAGGCGGCATAACATTTGAGAATTGGCAGGTGGCTCATTTTCGTATTTTGGGCAATGATAAGTACTCGCCATATGGAACTTCTGTTTTGGAACCAGCAAGACGAATATGGCGCCAATTAACTCTTTTAGAGGACGCAATGATGGCATACAGAATTGTTAGATCTCCAGAAAGAAGAGTGTTTTATATTGATGTAGGTAATATCTCTCCTGAAGACGTAGAACAGTATGTTCAAAGAGTTATGACGCAGATGAAAAGAAATCAAGTTGTTGATGTGGACTCTGGTCGGGTTGATTTGCGATATAATCCCATGAGCGTTGAAGAGGACTATTATGTTCCGGTACGAGGAGGATCTTCTTCAAGAATTGAAAGTCTTCCTGGTGGAACTTACACTGGTGACATTGATGACGTAAAATATTTGAGAGATAAACTGTTCAGCGCTTTAAAAGTACCAGCTTCTTATCTTTCTCGTGGTGAAGACGCCGGCGGAGAAGATCAGACAACTTTGGCTCAAAAAGATATTCGCTTTGCTAGAACAATCCAGCGACTACAAAGAGTAATAATTGCAGAGTTAGAAAAAATAGGAATTATTCACTTATTTACATTGGGGTACAGGAGTTCTGATTTACTGTCTTTTAAATTATCACTCAATAACCCATCCAAAATTGCAGAACTACAAGAATTAGAGCATTGGAGAACAAAATTTGATGTTGCTGCAGCAGCAACTGAAGGATTCTTTAGTCGACATTGGATTGCAGATAATATATTTGGTTTATCAGAAGAAGCATTACAAAAAATGCAAAGAGAAAT